CCTACAAGTGCTGGTGGCCTATCTTGGAGGCTCAACGCTTGCCGCCTTGCTTAACTTCCAATCTATTAATACCAACACGCCAATCATTAGCACTAACCCCTTTAATGCGTATCCTGATTTGTCTGCCAGTGAAGCGTAGACTAGTGGGATTTGCCATATTAAATGGGCCGTATGTTCTTTCCAAATCATTGGGATAAAATCTAGTTTTAAAAGTTGCGTCAACATCGCCCTGCGTTTTCTCATCTGGTATCATTTTAGTAACGGACATGACATTCTCACCATCGCCAATAGAAATTGGCCCTGACTCTGCAAAAGGTTCTACACCATCGTAGATAAAACCTATCTCATGCTCGTATATCTTGTAATTTGCTGCTGAAGCCATTAGTGGTTGGCGGTATGCGCTTGCATCTACACCCGAAGTGCGATCCATTAGACCAATAGACCACGTTTTATCGTTGTAGTTAAAAACCACATAGCGATTATTCTCGTTTGAAGATCCTGAAGGGTAGAACCACCATATCTCACCAAAGGCTTTATTTGATACTGAGAAAACCTTACTAATCTGGCTTTGGTTTATATCTGAAAAGACATAATCACCAACATCACAATCAACCTCAACTACAGATCCACCAGTGTATGAATAGAAAGACCTGCTACCCATCCACATAGCCCCTAGATCCACTACAGAGGCCGCTGAAGAGGATACTATTCCACAGGATGTACCAATACGCTCTATGCCAAACACGTAAGGGGGGCCACTGTACGTTGCGGCATGAGCATCAGTATCAGTAAGTATTAATGTTTGCCCCTGAACCTTAACGGCACATTGTATGCGTCCGTCTGTTTGTAGCTCAATACTTCCAGCCTCATTCGTAGCCGCTGCAGTCCATACAGTGTTATCTTCCCTATCTGACCATGCAATGTTGCGAGGATTTCCACCAGCACCTAGCGCCATTACAAACCGCTCATCAGTAACCACTACAGATCTATTGCCTATAGGGGCGTTAGCAATAACAGCAGCAGGTGTACCGCCATTTAAAGCCCACTCATAGATCTTGCCATCGGCATTAGAGCAGGCTATAAGGTTCTGGCCCCAAGACTGTAACGCCCATGATGTGGCAGGTACAGTTAGTGAGTTTTCTTGCCTTGGCACCCCATATTGCTCGTAGCCGTAAAACGCATTACCAAACCCTACTGGATTAGTTGCGTCCTCATTGCCGCTAGTAAGACCTACTGGAGTTATATCTGCTATTGCACCACTAGAATTATAATAATATAGCTTATTATATGTGCCAGCAGCGATATATCGAGCCGATACGTTATCCATCCATGAGTGCATACCACGGATCTTAGCATTAGCAGCGTTAGGGCTACGTGTACGCCATCCACCGATAGGACGCAAAGTGTTGTCATGCCACCTTACCAGATTAGCATCACGCCACCGTCCAGACCCCTGCAAGTCTGTACCATTACGATAAACACCTGCAGGTAGATCCAAGGGTATTAAAGCCATTATTATCTACCTACTCTGGGCCTGACTCTTCTAAAGATGCTAAGTGTGTCATGTATGCTAGGCATACTGTTGGCGTATGAACCGCTGCCACAATAGCTTGGGTTTCGGCTGACTCACTTGATACATCATCGTTAGGGTTAATTACGTGACGTGAATAGCTTTTGCCACCCACTATGACACCATCGTCTTCTACCCAAGTGGCGTGACGGCACTGAACGTGCCTAAACTCGCCTACGATTTCTGTTTTGTCTAGCTGTGTGATTCGTGATAAAGCCATGTTAATTATTCCTTGGTCTGTGCCTAGCGTCCACTAGGCGTGATTTGTTTATGTTAAACTCTGTAACTTACGGTAAATGTTATGTAATTTAGGGTCCCCACCTTCCACACACCACCACCAGAAAAATTCACACGGCCTGTATCAGTGACGAAATTAGAATCACCTAAGCCTGTCCCATTTTCTGACAACAGTGAAGCAATACCCAAAGCAACTCCACCGAGATCATTAGGATTAGGGGTAAACGGCAGACCTGATACAAACGGGGATCCTGTGCCACCATTGGTAATTGATGCCCTTATATTGCATAAAATTGTCACTAAATCTCCTACTTTTGTATAGGTTCCAGTTCGCCCAGTGTAAGAAGAGATGATTGGGTCTGAGCTTGTGCATTTAAGCGTTGGAGTCCAAGTCCCTTCCTCATAGTCATCAAGGGTATTAGCTGATGAATACACGCCTGCTGATGTGCCTAGCGTGATGCCTGCTGGTGCTATTAAGTGGCCACTATTATCAATAGTCAGAGCCGTTGTCCAGCTTATTGTCGAATCTGCTGTGCCTGTTGGGGCTACGTTAAAAACGTGCGTACCACCTGCTTGATAATAGTCAGTCGCATGATTAGAGGATGTATCGTACTTGTAAGCTGAACCATCAAAATAATAATTAGCACCTACTGATGTAAAATCAGGACCAGCAGCGCCACCTCCCCAAAATACTGACGCTGTGTCTATGGTTAATGAATTGTAAGACTGCCACCCATCATTAGGCGTAACACCAATACCTACGTTTTCATTAGCATCAATAGTGATGGCTGTTGCTGTGGCGCTATCCTTTATACCTGTAGACTCAAAGCCAGCTATAACACCTGTCATCGTGCCACCAGCTTTAGGCAAGGCATTACTAGCCAGATCTTCGTTTGATTTCATCTGGGTATCTATACCGTCCATATCGGTATTGAGCTTAATTCCCCAAGTATCCTCTGACGCTCCAACTTCAGGCTTTACTAACCCATAGTTTGTGGTAGTTGTATCAGCCATTTTAATATTCCTGTTAAATAATCTATTACTATTATACTACAAATTAACCCATGTGGCGCTATCTTCGTCCTTATCCGCCCAATCATCACTGCTAGCGTCTTTATCAGCCCAATTACTGCTACTAACATCCCCATCAGCCCAATTACTACCTGCTAACGGCTTGTTAACCCATACAGCGGTGCCTACAGCTTTATTAGACCATGCACCACTATTAACGCCTTTATCAGACCAAGCATTAACACTTAAACCTTTGCCAGCCCATACCGCGTTACTAGCGTTCTTGTCTACCCACACACCGCCATTTACAGACTTATCAGTCCAGTCGTTAGCGTCAATGGGTTCTGGTTCCCACTTCTTCCTACCATTAGCAGTAACGACACTTGACGCAGTTATAGACGCTGCTGCGCTTACAAGTATGCTAGAGCTAGCTGTAACGCTAGATAGTGAACTTATAGACGCTGAACTAGAGCCACTTACAAAGGCTTTAGCAGTAACAGAAGATATTGCAGATACTTGAGCCTGTGCCTGCTTAACAATGTCGCCATCTGCTGATAGTGTCGATACAGAGCTAATACTACAAGATGCAGGTATTACCCTTAACGCACTAGCCGTCACGTTAGATGCTGGAGATATTAATGCTTGACTGCTTATTAATACAGAAGCTACTGCTGTTACGCTTGATAATGAAGCAATAACTGCACTAGATGATTTCTTAATAGATCCTTTAGCAGTAACCGCACTTGTGGCAATAGTAGAAGCTGCTGCTGGTAATAGTCTAACACCAGATGCAATCACAGATGATGCTGAGGCTATATTAGAACTACCTAACCTAACTGCCTGACCAATTGCCGTTGTTTGAGATATTGAATTAACTGCAGCCTTAGCCTGACTAACCAGCGCCCCACTTGCCGATAACGATGATGCTACCGATACGCTTGCTGTACCATTAACAGGTACTACTTCGCCATAGGAGCCACGCCCATAATAAGCTGTTCCATAAGCCTTCGTAGCGTCTGCAGATACAGTGGAAACTACTTCTACTAACGCAGTACCACTAGCTTTTATTGAGCCTGATACCGATAGCGAACTTACTGCAGATATTGATGCCTGCCCTAGCTTATTACCGCCTGAGTTAGCTGTAACTGTAGATACTGAAGATACTACTGACTGACCGCTTAACACCCTTAAAGCTAACGCTGTTACGCCTGATATTGCATTAATATTTGCGCTAGATGATTGTGCAATAAATCCTACAGCAGTAACTACACTAGAAGCGCTAACAGAAGCCGCTGTTGACGCTACCCTAATGCCTAATGCAGATACAGATGATAATGACGCGGACACACTAGAGGCGCTATTAACTTTAGCGCCATCTGCAAATGTATCACTTGATGTTATGCTTTCTGCAACCCCAAGCCTGACCAACTGACCTGCAGCAGATGTACTAGATAGCTGATCTGATTGGGCGCTACCTTTTACTACAATGCTAGGGTTAGCTGTTGATACTGAGACACTAGAAACTAAACAAGACCCATTAAGGATCTTTGAAGAGGTTGCATTAACATCAGATAATGATGATATTGATGCGGAAGATGTGGCTGAAGATGAGCCGTTAGCACTTACTAAGCTACTTGCTGATATGTCACCACTTGAGCTAACCACCCTAATACTAGCAGCGGTAATGTCAGAGAATGATGGTAAGTAAACCTCACCATTGGCAACACGTATACCGCTAGCATTTAATGCCGTGAACACGTCAACAAAGACAGAGCTAGACAATACTCGTTCTGGATCAGCCTGTGTATTACTGAAAGTTAATACAGCAGCTTTAGCGTCAACATACGGGATCTCTCCATATATGTTAACGCCATATTTGGCTGTTCCAAAACCATAGGCCATATTAGTCTAGCGTCACGTCAAACTCACCACTCTGGAAGCGGAATACATCGCCACTGCTAATTGTCTTCGATGCTGTCAAAGCTGTTTCCATGAGCATATTACCACCAGATGAGGCATCTAGCAGAGCAGTGTGGGTAATAGTACCCCAAGATCCTGTGGCTGCTGGAAACTCTACATCACCGTTATTCTCTGTTGCTCCACTCGTTGCAGTGGTAAAGCCCATTACCTTACGTGTATAACCACTCCCAGTACACTCTGTACCACCACCAGCAGCATTAGTAGCTGAAGTATAAAGGGCTACGTATACCTCAGCAGGAGATGTAAAGCTGGTATTTTTAACGATGTGGTCTAAAACCTTGTCTTCTGTATAAGTTGTAAATGACATTAGTATGATCCTATTTTTAAGCGTAGGCCTGAGCCACTAGCTGTTGATTTACTGCTAGCGTCATTAATTCGCTTTACAGCCGTTGCATATAGTGCGGCCCATGTTTGAGCGCGTTCATCTTCTTTCAAAAATGGCGCTGAATGCAGCAAAGCACCATACAAATAAACATCAGGGTAATGAGTTAAAAGCCAGTTAGTAGTAACTGAAGCTGATAGCTCTGGAACCTTTTCGTAGTATAACAGAATTGCAGACTGCGACCCACTGGGAGATGGGAATACTTCAAACTGGGAAGAGTTTAGCGCATAGCTGTGCGGTATACCTGTAGCATCATCAACCCTAGCCCTAGCTGCCTGCATGGAAGACAGAGACATATACTCAAGGTCTACAGTGCCATTAGCCGTTAGATGAAAGCGTATAGTCTGGATCCAATCGGTAGGAATACCAGTAAACTGACCACTAATGGTAGTCTCTGCTCTTTTCTCCATCCTCCAATGGCGTATATCATTACTGATAGAAGACTCTGCCAGTGCGATAAAGTCTGGGATGTTAGCCGCCAGATCATCACGGTTTAACCAACCAGCGATAGAAGTCTGTAGCTCTGCGTATGTTGAAATAGCCATTTAAAACCCTAATAATCCTGCATATGCTTTAGCGTAGTCCATAAGCCCACGCCTGTCATTATATGCTATTTTATTCATTAGTTCACTTGGAAGTTGAGGCGCTACCATGCCAAGCAAAGAATCATTATAGCCAACCTTGTTTGCACTACCCATTAAGCCAGCAATGTTTGAAGCTGCCATGCTTTGAGGTGCTTGTATTGATCCTACATCATTGTTTCTTAACCTAGCTAGGTTTGCTGGAGAATAATCTGCATATGTCTTATTTGATTGTGATGCGCCTATAGCACCCAATACACCTGCACCTGCACCTGCTGCTGGGTTAGAAAATTTATTAGTTACGTTTAAATCTTTATCATCAAAGAAAACATAATTATTTGATTCTACATCTGGATTAGTTCTAAAATCATAATCATTATTATACTTATTTCCATTAATACCTAAATCTTTAAGTTTACTAGAGGCTTCTTTTGTTGTTGTGGATTTAGGAGATATGCCATAATAAACGTCTTTACCTGTCATATCATTATAGCTTTTTCCTGTTGCCAAACTTAAAGAATCTTTATTTGGTAATAGTGCGTTTTGAATATAGCTGCTTTGGTCGATTATTTTCTTATCCCAATCAAGGAATTTATCAGAATCAGATTTTGAAGATACTTTATATCCATGACCAAAATGCCCTTCGATTCCCCTACCATCATACTGGCTAGCTACCCTTTTAACGTCTGCACCTTTAAATTGAGCCAGCCCATCCAAAGTTTCTTGGTATATTTCTGCCCTAGCTGGGCTATTATTCTCAATAGATTTTGCTAATAAATCTCCATGCTTACTTATTGCATTATCGACATTTCCATATCTTTCAATCATTTTTAGGTAATTTTTAGACTCTGTATCTAAATTCATAGAATTTGCAGGAACACCATTAATTTCTAAGCCAACTAAATTGGCATCATTTGCAACCTTATATTGTGCGGCTGTTGGCATATCATCAGACAAATAAAGCCCATGCCCAAACCTTTGTCCGTGACCTGTTCCAACCTTACTATAATCAAAATTATCAAACTTAAATGGGGAGGCATGAAACAATTTGCCCAAAACACCAGCCTCACTATCATCACTAGCGCCCATAGCTAGTAAGCCTAAGCCTGCTGCACCCACTCCTGCTGCTGGGTTAGATTTCACCTCTGGATTGCGATACATGCTATTAGATACAGTAAAGTCCTTATTCTTTCCTTTATTCTGTACAAAGCCAAATCTTTTATAGAAGTCTGTTAAACGCTTCTTAGAAGAACCCCCAAAATCAGTAGATGGTGATAAAGTTATTGCTTGGCCTGTACTATCCGCATAATCAGAAAGCTCTTTCATGATAGAGCTACCCACGCCTTTAGATTTCTCTGGAACAACTATTTTAGAAAGCTCTAGTCCTTTCTTTCCTTCAAATACATCAAGCTTAACGCCTGCGCTGTTAGCTGCTTTAATTATTTCAGCTAAAGACTTACCAACAACACCAGCCGCACTGCCTAATAAACCCATTACACGCGCCCCCTAATTGCCATCTCTAACATAGCGTCTGAGGTTTCTTGCATGCGACTAGCAACACCAGATCCAGACTCTACAGCATCTATAAATCCATCATGGTTTAAGAACTCAACTGCAGCCTCTTCCCAATCACCAGCGTTAATCAACCTCAATGTTGCAGGGCTACCACTTAGTCCACCCCTATAGGTTGAGTCTAATAGCCGTAACCTTATAAATGCTGGTAACTCGTCATAGGCTGGAACTATCTGTCGCGTCCTATCCTCAAAGATACTAACCACCTTATCAAACGGCATACGCAAGTAACGGCCTGTCTGACCAAACCCACTTGTTAGCACGTCTTTAGTGTCTAAGTATGGAGATTC